ACCAGTTGACGTATTTTCAACTCTTACAGTTATTGCAGCAATATCTATAGGTGTTGTTCCAATTTGTGTGGTGAATACTAAATCAGCAATATCATCATCAGTAATCACTGATGTAGGATTTGCAAAAGTTCCTCTAGTTCTATTCCATGTAAAATTTAAAACATCACTATTATCATAATGCTGTGTAAACACCCAACCCCTAGGTTGTGCAGCACTATAACTGTCTCTTATCCAAAATACGTTAGTGGAAGTATTTGCCGAATCACCGATAACTAGTGTCTGTGTTACTGTAGAATATGTTATTCCACTGGTCTGTGCAATTGTACTGCCAGTTGAAATAAAGAATGCCAATCGACCAGGATTTCCGGGCACTATTGTCCCAGGACCTGCCGGTCCTTGACTACCTGTGAACCCGGTATCGCCTCTACTGCCAACAAAACCTATATCACCTTGACTACCAGTATAGCCGTTTGCGCCTGCTCCAAATGTAGCGGTGCTCAAGTAGGCAAAGTTATTGTTAACCTTAATAAAGGCAGATCGTAGGCTGTCACCGTTGCCAGCATTTGCACTTGATCCTGTATTGATATATTGAATAGCCATTATCTAATTCCCGCTAATTTTTTAATTGATTCTAATTCTTGCCCTTGTTGAGCGCCTGCAATCTTTTCGTATTGGTCCATGGTAAGAATGCCCATGTTCTTTATAGCCAATATACGCTCTACTAGATCATGTAGATCCTTGTCTGATTTAATATCTTCACGAACTAATTCAAGTACACGGATTAACAAAGGAATATCAAGAGAAACAAAGTCCTGTTTGTCCTGCATTTCTTTGGCATTTAAGGGGCTTGCTGGGTTAACAATGCCGGAATGGATATTAGTAGAATGGCTCATGACACTATTTAGTTTGGATTTTTATAATCCAAATGTAAATACTCAATGTTCCTGGAAACAAAAAAGATCTCTGTTCAATACTCTAGAAAAAGCAGCCAGGGAGTAGAACATACTTACTCAAGAACCCGGACTGTAGCAGTGTTCAAATGCAATTCTTGTTTGTCAATATTTGAGCGCGACCTAGGTAAAATGGATCATCGCAGGATCAGCGAAGATTATCAACATGTCTGCTCAAAATGTAATCAAAAGAAGTTTGCACAGACTCGCGGTGTAGAAAATCGTAGATTATGGAATCTGCCCGTGGACAGTGATTTAAAAATAAACAAACTATGATATTGACTTTTCCAGTATTATATGCTACAATAAATACTATGGAACAATAATCAGTAGTACAAACATGTCAACTTTAATACTAAACGCAGACGGAGCTCCAATTTCCTATCTGCCATTATCAACAATCCCTTGGGAAGATGCTATCAAGTATTTGGTACTTGATAAAGCCACACCTTTGGAATTTTACGAAGATTGGATTGTGCATAGTGCAAATTGGGAAACACAGGTTCCTAGCGTTATGATCCTAAAAGAATACGAAAAACGCAAGACTAGTATCCGATTTTCCAAACATAATGTATTCCTTCGTGACGGATATATCTGTCAATACTGTGGCGATGATATTAACAAGAAAACTGCTACGCTGGATCACGTACTGCCAGTTAGTCACGGTGGTAAGACTACTTTTGAAAACACTGTTTGCGCCTGCGCTGACTGTAATGCTAACAAGGGTAACAACAAGAAGATTGTGCCTAAGGCCAAGCCTTACAAGCCGAACTATTTCCAGTTGGTTGAAAAGCGTAAGAAATTAAGTTGGGATTACCAACATCCTAGTTGGAAACAATACTTAGAATAAAAAGCTCCGAAAGGGGCTTTTATTTTGAACGGTAAACAATACGACACTTGGTTAAGTCGTACGGGCTCATTTCTACCTTAACACGATCTCCTTGGAGGATTGTTATTCTATTTTGGCGCATCTTGCCTGAGATGTGTCCTAGCACGGTATGTCCTTGCTCTAAAACTACCCTAAACATTGCGTTAGGTAATACTTCTTCAACCTTACCTTCAAGGCTGATTACGTCTTCTTTGGCCACTTAAACTGTTTCTCCTTTTAAGCCTTTTATTACGAGATCCTTAGCTCGTTGATTAAGATCAGCTTCTTCAGCTTCACATAATTTTGCACCCATTAATGTCATATATTCCTGGAGTGCCTTTTGCCCGTCTTCGGTAAAATGACAGTAGTTTGCGCCCACTGAACTGAAGTAGTAGTATTTACGATTTTTCATTATTTCGGAGAGACCTCCGAACATTACATCTTTGATTGCTTGTTTGTCCATTTTAGATTTTTTCACCTGCTTGGAATCCTCGGAATCTCAGGAATCTAGGAAATCGCAAACTATATGTGCCATCTTGATTCTGTGTTACAGCATCTGCACGTACTTCAACTACTTGATCAGGAAGAGTATCCCTTGATTGATAAAAACTATCCCGATCACTGTCACTAAAACCTGAACCCACATTGACTTTAATAAGTTTCTCATCATCTTCTCCTTCACAAACTAGGGCACCTAACTTACCTACATTACGTCCTGTGCCTTCTTCAACTGCTACAATCGTTAGGCTGACTTCGATAAATGGCTTTTGTTTGAGCCAAGATACGTGACGCTTGCACACATATTCAGCATCTACATCTTTGATCATAATGCCTTCGAAGCCCGCTTCAATGGCATCTTTGTTGTATTGTTTGAACTGCATCTCACCAACACCGGTGTCCAAGTCAACTTCGATTTGAGGAATGAGATCAATACTGCCTACTTTATCAAAAGTAGCCTTCATTGAGCGTAGTAGGTTACTGCGGCGTTTCTGTCCAAGAACGCTTTTACCCTTTTGGAATTCGCTGAGTGGGAGGATGTCAAATAACATTAAGCGAGCATCTTCACTTTGCACATCGCTCTTACGATGCACTTGTTTCATTAGGGCCTGGAAACTCGAACTAACCATTTCTCCGTCTAGTACTAGACTGCGTTCAAACAAGTCGATGTTGGCTTCTAGTGCAGAAGTAATGTGTCCAAAGTTCTCCAGAAGTTTGCCATTACGAGTGTACATACTTGCAGTCTTGTTTTCTGCATTGATAATCGTAATAACACGGACACCATCCAGTTTTGGCTCAAGGAGTTTCTTACCTGTGATTTTCTTTTCGTGATTAGCACCGTCATGGGCTAACATACATTCGAATACCGGAACGGCATTCTTTTTAACTTTGTTGATTGTTTTTTCTGATACACCGCAACGGAGATCTTTGATCAGGATACGACGATACCAGTCATTCCACTGCTTTTGTGTACTTGCAGAAAGAGCAAGTTCAATAGCATCACGAGCATCGTGTCCGGTGAGTTGTCTAGTGTACAACAAATGACAAAGTTCTTTGAACGCTTCCCAAGGCAAGCCCTGACCGTCAGGTCCGCCATGTGTGGGAACTTTCTTAACACCAAACGTGTAGAGATTGTCCAGGGCCATACGCATACCTTCAAACAGTTCTACGTTGTCAATTTCTGCTTCTAGTATTGCTTCTTTGTTTAGGCGACTAGGATGGTCTTCCAAACTGGAAATAACTCGGTAACAATCAGACATATTAAAAGGGAAGTTGGTTGAACATACAACAATTATACATTCATTTTAGCAGATTGTCAACTGAATTTTTACCATTTTTAAACGGAGAAGCTACTGCCGCAACCGCAAGTAGATTGGGCATTTGGATTTTTTATGGAAAAACTAGATCCTTGTAGATCTTCTTTGTAATCAATTTCAGCACCTTGGAGATACTGCATACTCATAGCATCAACTATAACTCTAAATTCTCCAATTGGGAACTCAAAATCATCTTCGTTAAATTCTTCATCAAAAGTAAATCCGTAGCTAAATCCACTACAGCCGCCGCCCTGCACAAAGGTTCTTAGGGCAAGTTTTGGATTGTTTTCCTCCATTAGAAGGTCTGTAATCTTTGTTTTAGCATTTGATGTTATATTGATCATACTACTATTTACACTATAAATATCCAAGCAGGAGAAAAACATGGAACAATACATGGATGACTTTCAAAACTACAAACGATTTACAGCTAAATGCAAATGCGGTTGTCCTGCACACTGCAATCATAGTTGTACCAAATGCGAATACTGTCCGGACTGCGAATGTCCAGGATGTGTAGAATTAGATAAAAGCAGAGGGTACAATTGATGGCATACTGGTCTAGAAATGATACCAAAGAATGGATTGTTCAATTAGAACACCGAGTTCAGGACATGGATTATTACCTCGATAAAGCAAGCGATTGGTGCGATGAATATGGAATTGATAATAATAATTTAATATTCATGTGTAGTTTTTTAACCTGCGTTTGGGTTAGCAATATGAGAGGTGAACACATTACCTTTAATGAGCTAATGGAAATACTCGGAGTTGATGAATGGAACGATGACGAGGAAAAATACTACGAACTTGACGAATGTTGGGGAAATTTAGATTTCCATGAGTTTCTGGAAAAGGTTGTTGAAACGTATTCTGAAGATGATGATTAAGAGTAATCTTTAACTGGGCCGCCGTGCGTGGCGCTCTTGAGTTTACGGCCTTTTAGCTTTACTCCAGAACCCTTAACACCTTGTTTACCAGTTCCTGCTGTGTGATCACTGTCGTGTTTTAGCAGGCCGTGACCCACGCACTGGGAATAACGCACATTGCTTAAACGAGAATGCCCTACAGAACATTGACTGGCTGTGGGTGTGGGGAGTTTCTTTTCAGCTAAAAGTTCTGTGATTCGCATCAGTTATTTATTACTTGAATACAATCATTCCTAACATCACTACTTGTCCAATAAATCCTACACAGATTGTAGAAACATACAGGAAATTCTTTTCAATTAAACTCTTAAAGAATAATGTAGTTAAGGCGGCCCACACAAAGATCATAAGATCATATGGTGGCAACTTATCACTCTGGGCTAAAATCATAGCAAGTAAAGTAGGAACAGCCGCAAAGTGTAGTAGTACAATAGTAATCCACCCTAAGGTGTGGGCACTAATATGGCCCAAGTGTTCCTTAAAGAACGTGTAGACAAAGTTAAACAATGTACCAATAAATTCAAAGATTTTCATGTTAGTCCTTACTTGTAAAAAATATGATTTCCAATTTTTGTAATCTTTTCACGCTTCCACCCTGGATTAATGTAATCTCCGTGGAAATACATTGCATCCTTTAGACTAGGTAAGCGGAAACCTTCTAAGAGAACTTTCTTAGCAACTTCTTCACTTTCCTTAAAATTGGCTCGATTAACAGGTCTAGCTATGACAGCCCTGTCGCAAACCCAACTAAATTGGCAAAGAACTTTTTCATAGACAATGTTCTTTTGGTAGATAGTTTTGCAAATATCAGCCGGGTATAAACCGCTTTCGGTTCTGTTTATTGTTACTTGTGCTACAGCTACCTTACCTTCAAAAGGCTGGTTACCTGCTTCGTAATAAATGTTTGTAGCAAGGCAGGTTAATTGCCTTTCTCGCATTGCTGTTGTGATTTGGGAACTCTCCACGGATTCATATTTGTCGAGCTTATCAACAACTATCCATTTAAGCATAAACACCGAAAGCATCAGTGCTGTTACCATTAGTAGAATTTTTACTGCTTTTACTAAAGCTGTTACATCTACATTCGGCTGTTCCTTATCTAGCGTTAACTCAGTCATTGAAGACCTCCTTTTTCGTTAGTGGTAAAATAGTTATACAACAATGACTATTGTACAGTCAAAGTTGGTAAAAAGCAACCGGTTTTGGTAAAATTTAGGAGCAGACTGTAATTCCGTACATCATTTCAAATCGATCTGCATCACTTCTGTCGTTGACCATGGGCTCGCCTCGAATGTTAAGGCTTGTGTTTAATAACATTGGGCAACCTGTCAATGCATACCATTTTTCAAGAAGTTTTCTAATTCCGCTTCCATCTTTTGGTACAGTTTGGACACGACTAGTCCTGTCAGCATGAACGATAGCAGGAAATAAGTCAGGATACCTGCAAGTAGCGACTGACTGCATATACCTACTATCACTCCAGCCGGAAGGCATATCGAAGTACATATCAGCCAACTCCTCCAAAACAACCGGGGCAAATGGTCTAAATTTTTGTCTACGCTTAATTTCATTTACTTTATCCTTAATATCCGGACCTCTTGGGTCTGCAAGCAAACTTCGGTTACCTAATGCTCTAGGTCCAAACTCTGCCCTGCCGCTGGCTACTCCAACTATCTTATTATCGTACAATTCTTTTATAAGAGCATCAACTGGATAAGGTCCAGAAATATTATGTCCAAGAAATGCATCTTCCCACTTTATTTTGTATCGGTATCCTAATGCGGCTGCGCCTAGACTACTACCGGCATCGCCAGGATTGGGCATAATCCAAATATTGTTATAGTACTCCCCTAATAGTCTATTCGCTGAACAGTTAAGGGCAACACCTCCACCGTAGACTAGATTATCACTGCGTCCTAAACTTTTAGCTTTTTTAATTACAGTTGTTATTAGTGTCTCAACTAGTGCCTGGCTACTGGCAGCAATGTCATATTGATCGGCTCCTTTGATGAGAGCAGGATCTATTCCTTTGTGTAAATTATAGTTAAAAGTTAATTTTGTTTCATCGGCTATAAGTTCAGTTAAGTTTACTTTAGGTGATCCATAGGCGGCCATACCCATGAGTATGTATTCTTCATCTAATGGTCGTAATCCTACACTATCAGTCATTGCGCTGTAAAATAACCCAATGCTGTGCGGATATGATTGTGACCATAATTTTTTATATTCGGCTCGCCCTGTGTCAGTATCGTATTCAGCATGCCAAATAGTGATAGTGTCAAACTCACCGATGGCATCAATAATCACAACTGTGGCGTTATCAAATGGGCTTGTCTGAAACCCTGCGGCTGCATGGCTTAAATGATGATTATGAGTATATACTTTCTTGTTACCTAACAACTTCATATTGTTAGATCCAATAATGTTCTTAACATTAAGATTAGCAAGAACGGGTTTTTGACCTGCTACTAATTGTCGCAGATATTTTAATACCGGTCTTTCATAATAGTGTATTTGATAATTTTCAGTGTATCGAAGTGCATCTGTTAGTATTGAGCCACAAAGGTTATCATCGTGCTTATTCTTACTATATCGTTCACTATGTCCTGCAAATACAATATTTCCAGAAGAATCGATAACACTTACTGCGGCATCGTGGAAGCCGCAACTTAATCCAATGTAGTCCATATTATTTGTAGATAAACGGATCTCTCTTACGCAACTCTTCAATGCGTTTTTTTAACTGGCGGCGTTTTTTCCAGTTTATAATCCAGTAGTATAAGTTTTTAATGGTTTGCATAATTTTATTTAACTCCAATTAACATGTACCGAGTAAATCTCCAATCAGGATAGACAAACTGTTTTTCGCCTGCGTATATCTGGTCAGTCACTGGAAACTGTGCCACGAATTCTTTTAAACAAGTGCTATGTATATAATGATCATTATGTATCATGTTGTTGCCTTGTAACGCCACTGTTGTGCCTTTAGGAATACGATGCCACCAATCAAAGCTGTCAAAATGTTCTGTGCTAGTATTGATTACTAAATCAGGTGGTGCAGATTTAACATCTAATTTATTACAGTCTGCGGTATGTGCCTTAAACTTCCAATCTTGATATACCCAGTTTTCGTTGATCATGTCTGCAACTTGTTCGCAGTACGGATCAACATCATAACTTCTAATAGAAGATATTGCCAATTGCCCTCTACTGCGTAGTAGGAATGCTGTTATACCATACCACCCTCCGTAGATCCAAACTGTGTCTATGCTAGAAAATTGTTTCTCTAATTCTTCGCAGAGCCAAATCTTACTGCCTATCTGTCCGCTACTGAACGCATCTTTATCTACGCTCAATATCTGACTCATCGCAGGCATCTCCGTATTGTATTTCAACTATCCTGCAAGGGACATTGTATGGGTTAGACAGTTGATGCCAATCACTTTTAGCAACTTTATAAGACATGTGTGTAGACAATTCTGTAACAGGAAGAGCATATCCATTAGGCATCATAGAATGTACCAAGCATTGTCCTTCGGAAACTAGCCAGTACTCTGCTCGACTAGCGTGTCGTTGCATACTTAACTTCTGTCCAGGCTCTACTGTTAGCTCTTTAACTTTGGTGCCAGAAACATCATGTAGCACTCGATAGTATCCCCAAGGTCGTTCTGTTTTAGGAGCCTTCCATTCTTCTAATATCCAACTGCTACTGTTTGCTTTGTTAGTTCCGCCTACACCAAAAACAAACTCAACATCATCGAAGACCATCTCTGGAATATTATTTTTAGTTCTATCACCACCATTAGCAAAGATTACTTTATCTCTAGGAAACATTTCCTTTACTTGCCTAATAGCATCTATAGCACTACCATCATCATCGTTAAATTCTATAACTTTATGGACTTGATATAAGTTTTCAATAATAGCCCTACGTTCAGCGACTGGCATAAACGATCTACCTTTTTTGCGGGCAAGCCAATCATCACTGTTGACGCCTACAATCAAAAGATTGCCTAATTGTTTTGCGGCTTTGAAATATTCAATGTGACCGCTGTGTAGGGGATCAAACCCGCCAGTGACTAAAACTATTTTCATTTTATAAATCCTATTATAGACATCCTAGGTT